TGAAGTCATCCCATAGAGCATTACGGTCAATGAGTTGAATGTCAGGTAGATGTGATTGCACTTTAGTTAATGTAACAGGTTGTTGCTTGGTAATAGTTACCTTTGATTCATAAGTTTGTTCAGTCATTGTCTTCTTCCTCTTCCTAACTGGCCGAGGTTTGAGTGTCGTTGTGGACATAATTGTGAAAACGGGTGAACAAATGGGAGTGTTAGTCCCAAGGCCAGACTAAGGAATCGAACCTTAGTGTTTACCATACTGGCAGAAGGCTATTTGCCTCCTAGTATATCATCCTCCTCATCATAACATATCTGCTCTTCGATACATTTGAGGAGGTTTGTGTAAACAATTGCTACATCTTCATCAGGATGTTGTGAAATAGTACGCAAATAATCGAGAATGATATACCATTGAGTCTCATTTAGCCCTACATAGTAGAGAGTTTCAGACATCAACTTGTTTCTCTAATTTAGCTTTAGCCCTGCTAACTTGTTGTTCATTGTATTTCTCAGCAGCAAAGTCTGCTGTTGTTAAATGAAAACATTCAATGCGGTATTCATCACCACAAGATGTATAACAAGACTTCAATCTGTACATTACAGCATCAATATTCTCGAATATTCCTAAGACAGTTGGTGAACCATCGTAAGGACAAATTGAAACAAGAGTGTAATACTGAGGAGTGTTTGGTTTGTTACACATAAGGCTGTGACTGTGAAAATAGAGTGATAAGAACCACTCAGTAAATCCACCGAAGTGGAAGGATTTAAGGAGTGAATCTTAAGAATGATTAGTTACATTCTTTAAGAAAATGTAGAGGAGGATTGTTAAACAAATCCAGACAACGATTGACGTCATGATAATGCATACCTAGTGTCATTCATTGATCGCTCTGGGTTAACAAAAACTAAATGTTTTTTACCCCAGTCAGAGTCAATAATTGCTTGCTTTTCTTCTTTAGAATAATTAGCATACAATTTGATGGGTTCATCATCATCTTCATTGCTTAATTCCTCACATGTTGTTGACTCATACTCATCAACGATTTGTTGACAAATCATTTCAATGTAGCACCAAGTTACATCATTCTTATACATCTTTAGCATACAATCGTTAGCTAGAAAAATGTTACTTAGGAACTCAGTTCCGCAGTTGGTAATAATGTAGTCGGTAATCTCTTCTTCATAGTTGTCAAAGAATTTGATGGTGTCTGCATAATATATGTATTGGCTGCACACACCAGATTGACAACCATAATCAGCGATTTGCTTAGCTTCATTGTAATCAAAGGTCTCAACAATTTCATCATAAGCAGAATCAAACTGTTTAGTCATGTTGTTGATAGTTAGTGGACAGAATGACACATATTAGTGTCAATGATCTCAAGAGGAATTGCACCTCTTCAATGATACTAATGAGATCAGGAAAGGCGGGCTTATGTTATACTAACTGCCGCGTGACTGTGAATGTTAATTAGTGAGACTAATCAGTGAAGCCTAATTGATAAGGTCTCTCAGCATTTAATAGGTTAGTGTTAACCCAACTGCCGATAGATGTATCAGGTGTTGACTTATAAAGAAGCTCACGAATTGCATCAGCTGCTACATCAAAGTATGTGTACTTTCCGCCGTTCTTAAACTCTACTTGTGCTATTCCTTCGAGTTCATCAACATTTAGTTGGTTAACAGCAGAAGATTTTACGTTGAGTGATTGCATGATGATTGTGTTAATTAGTGAATGAATGGTTTGTGTTAGTTAGTAGACTAACTGTTTAAGTCAACTAAGTCTGATGAATGCATGATCTCATAGTAACAATGACTATTAAATCGTTGCTTATTCATTAACACTAACTTAGCTTTTTCATAGTCTTCATATGTACCAAGATGAACAAGTTCACCAGGATCTTGTTGAACTAGATGCCACATAGTTTGTGTTAGTTAGTTGGATAATTGAAGGAATTCGATGAACCCTTCATGATAACATTTGACTGTGAATGTTATTAGGAAAGGATCAGCACAGTTAGTAATATTTAACTATGCTAATTCGATGCAATTAACTTGTGAATAATCAATCCCATAATGCTCACATAATTGTACATCAGGATCGATAAATGAATCATCATTGTTGTAATCAACATCAGGTACGATTACATCAATTTCATTAACACCATGTTGAGGAGAATAGCTCCAATTAAAGTGATTTTGTTTGATGAAATCAAGTAGACTTGGTTGACAATGAATGAGAACTGATTGCGTCATAGAAAATGATAATTAATGAATGAGGATTGTTCTCCCCTTGTTTACATTTTAATTATAGCAGAGTGAAGAGATGAATGCAAGCACTTGTTACACTCTGTAATAATGATGTAAACCTCAACGATCGTTGTGCAATTCTTTACAAGTATACTCGTGCAAATCATGCATTCTATTTGTGTTACCTAAGAGTGTTACATACTCTTCAATAACTTCATTTAATAGAGCGTAATCATCAGCAAGTAATGTACTTAAATTCATGCACAATTCTTGTTGATATCTGTTCATAAGTTAAACCTCAATTGTTTACATTGTTAATATAACATGGATCAGAGCAAGAGTCAATAGTACTTCATACTCTGTAATAATGATAGTAACTGTATTGTGTCTATATGTTAACACATCGCCACAGATGAGCGCACAATTTGATACATAAGCACAGCTTATCACCGCTCGTTGCTACGCAACTCGCTCAATCTGCGCCACTGTTGCACATTTTATGCGGCTACATCACGCGCAGCGCCTCATTAAATAGAGCGAGAGGCGAAGCCTCGAGCGGGATCTCAGCTTTTGAACGGGGCCATGGGGGGTATTGCGAATCATTCTCAATAAGC